CTATCTGCCATGACTTGGTCTTTAACCTTAATGAATTCAGCAGTAGGTTCAATGTAATTCACACGTTTCCTGCCTTCTAATTTCATCTCTCTATAGAACCAACCACTAACGTCCATGATACATTCTAATAACCATGCACCTAGCTTGGCTCTGTTACTGTCACCCCATGAATCCCATTTCTCTATACCGTATCTATTCATGAGTGTTTGTATTACTACAATCTTCTGTTGTGTACCGCATGAGTTATGCCAGTAATTCTTCTTAAGTGTTTGTAATAAAGCTGGGCATTCTTTTTCATAATGCCTCATTTGACATTCATTCTCTACAGCTTTACCAATAGCTATAGATACTTTAACCAATTGATTACTAGTTTTCTCATGACCAAAGACTTGATCAAATGTAATTTTACATGCAATAGCCGCAGCAGCTAATGGTTCTAAATCCGCTAGGTATTTCTGTATTTCTTTGAATGATTTACCAGCAGCACCTTTTTTAATACGGTTTGTAGTGTCCTTGATACGTGCTACAACAAGTGGTAATAAGGCATCAATAGAAGTAATACCATAAATACTAGCAGATGCATAGTTTTGGCTCTCTAACTTAGTAGTGTTATCTCTAAGTCGTTTGAGTCCTTGAGCAATTTGATCTCGCTCTAATTTAATTTGTTCATCGATTTGGGCGGGTGTTGGCATAGGTTTGAAGGTCGTCCTTGATTTGGTCGTTTAGTAAGTCTAGGATTTCCTCTTTGTGAGGGTGATCTACTGGAATAGAATCCAGTGCTTTCTTTTTGTAATCGAGTACTTGTTTCATTTTAGATGATGTCATGATAGTGTATAGGAGGTACGAAGTGTACGGCATCCCGTTGTACTATGGTGATTTCAACGTTGCCTTGCTTCATTAACTTGTTTGCTTTGTTACGGGCAGCATGGCGGTATTGATATACATGTTCTTTTACTTTACCAGTATCTACATTACGCTCACGGATTAAACAGCATATTTCATCAGGTATTTCATACCCGTGTATCTTCCAGTCCATGAACTCTTCAAATGTGATGGATTCAAAATGCTCGTCGGGTACACCCTGTAAGAGCTTGACGTTGTTTTTAAAATACTTTTTACGTTTCATCGCTGATAAGCTCCACATTAACAAGGTAGTCGTCCATGAGGCAAGCTTCCTCATAGGCATCATAAGCAGCTTGATATACATCATAGCCTGATTTCATAACAGCGGTTCGTCCGCTTGCGAGGGTAATTAAGTAGTGTGCGTCCATGAGCTGACTGCTGAC